CCCCCGAATATCTGCACCAATATCACCATGTTTCGTCATGGTTTGGAATGCAGTTCCTAGTACTTTCTTCTTTTTCTTACCATTCTCTATATCTATGGTTTCGATTTGGGGTCTAATTGGGGGATCTTGCTGACCTGTAGAAGTTCTACCCGTATCCAAACACGGGAAGTAGGTAGTTCGCATACGCCCGTCAAAGTCTGCGAGTGCGAGGAGATATGTGGAAATAGATTTTCTAACTCTTCTGTTTTCAAGAATAAGTTCACAGATTTTTCTGTGTTCGGGGCGTTTAATCGCAGACTGACTGTTAAGTAGCGCGGTAATATCTTCTTCACCAACGGAATCCTTACGAGGAAGTTTAAGAGTGTCCCATAACAAGCTTGCAATTTGCTTTGGTGAGTTGGCATTGATTTCAGCCCCTGTTAATTCAAATAACTCAAATCTTAGCTTCTCATCCCATTCAATATACTTCTTGAGAAGTATTTCACGTTCCTGTTCATCTATTCTAAATCCCTGCCTCTCTATATCCCAATATAGATTAGGCAACTTCATTAGAAAGTTCTCGTAGAATGGACGTTGATTTAATTCATCTAAATCAGCATCCATATTCTGGTCTATCTCGATTGTAACACAGGCATCTCTCGCGCATCCTTCTAGGAGGTCTTTGATAGAACCTTCGTACATACTTTCGTCTCTGTAGAATGGTTCTTCAGTATAGATACTCGTATTGAATGCGAGTCCTTTAGGGAGTTCAGGATTGATTGCGTGAGCCTTGAGCATAGTATCTGACGCGAGTCTCCGAACAGTGAATCCCAATCTTTTGATTTTATCTCTATCGTAATTGAAATTTTGGCCAACAATTTCTTTTTCATGCAACATCTCCGAGAGTATTAGCCAACATTGAACTAAGTCTCTATCAGGAATAGTTGATATATCCTGTACATTCCAGAGTGGAACTGTCATCCCATGACCGGGCGCGAAGGATAATCCCATACATACAGGAATACAAGTTCCATTAGCTTCGATATCGACAGCCATTCTAGTCTTGTTCTTATATGTATCTCTGAATCGAGCTAAGTCATATGAATTTTTACATATTTCGAGCCTGCGTTGTGGCAGAGTTACATCTGGAAATCTACTCTGCAACAAGGCACGTTTGAAATCAAAAATCATTACTTGGCGATTCCAGTATCCTTTAAATTCGCCTCCTGTGGCTTGGTGTAACAAGTGAGCTGGATGGTAAGTCGGGATAAATTTACGTCCCATGCCAAACATGATACTTCCACGGAATGCGCCAATCTTAGTTTTTCCAGACAAAGCCCAGAGAGCGGTACCACCGAGAGCCAAAATACAGTTTGGTCTAATTTGGGTGATTTCTTCTTGTAAGGCACGTAACTCTTCCTCTATGTTAATACCTACACTCTTCGCGCGAACTGAAAATGGTATCTTCTTTCCTGGTCCATTAGGGGGAACTTCATACTTACAGACATTAGTTATCCAACATGAATTACGGTGAATCTCGGCATCTTGTAATAGTCTGTCCAATTCCTTACCAGATGGACCTACAAATGGTTTACCTACAGCAATCTCAGCATATGATGGGGCTTCGCCTAGGATTAGTAATTTAGCGCCGATTGGTCCCATACCTGGGACATACACTCTTTCACTCATCTTTCTTCACTATTTTAATTTTCTTCTGTTTCTTTTTGGCACAATTATCACATAATCTAGTTCGGTGTAATAGACCCCTAGTTGAAACCTCATCACACCAGTCCTTACCACAATCGGGGCAAGTATTCCAGGTTTGATTATCTTGAATCATCGTCGAATATACTTCTTTCGAAGCGTTTTTCATATCGGCTCCCATTTAATTTTTTCAACGCATCCTGCCTCGATTCACACTTAACCAATTTTTCATTGTAATGTAATGCATCCGCGAGTTTAAGATTCTCACTGACTAGACCGATTGATACCTCAAAATATGTAGCGGTATAACTTATAGTCCAGAAGTTATTTCGACACAATCCTATTAAGTGGTATATTTCCATTACGGAAACTTTCTCCTGCCAATTATTGGATTGGTCGTACTTCTCTTTGAATGTCATCCTTTACACCGAAAATAATCGTAGGGTGACTTGACTCTTCTAATAAGTCACCCTACGATTCAATTACTTTGTCTCTGTGACCACTGGTTCAGTTAGTACACGAATTTTGATTGCGCGTGTACCTTTCCCCTCGACTTCGACTGGTGTGAATTCCACTTTCATACCATTTCTCAAATCCTGAAATTTGAGAGTGTCTTGTTTGAGCGATGTCCAATGAAAGAAGATGCGCGTGAACTTTATCTCTTTACTACTGATAAAGCCCCATCCATCATCGGGAGCTACCTTAATAATCTTCCCGACGGCTCTTTTCTCTTCCCTTGTCTTTTCCTCAATTTGAAGATTCTCGGCTTCCAAATTGGGATTGTTGACAATATCTCCAATCTTAGTCATCGTCTATCCTTATCGTGATGATGGTTAAGTATTGATACTCGTAAGCATCTTTCTTCTGTAATTCATTCATTTTCTTACGAGCATTCTTCTTTTTGGAGTATACTGCCACGATACTCGGCTCTGCAAATTCTCCTGGGCAGTCATTGAACAGTATATAAACAGTCATTTCTATTTCTTCTTTCTTTCTATGTACTTCGGTTTCTTAAATCCAAAGTATTCAATAATGATAGTCTCCAGAACCCAAGAAAGTGATTTGTTCTCAGATTTAGCGATTGCTCTGAGTCCATCTTTAATTTCTGGTGGTAATCCGTGTCCAATTGCATCCCTCGAATCACCTGACTTTAATCTTGGCGCAATAATGCGGGGCATAGTTCTCCTTATTTTCCATGATAGGCGGGGCCACTCTCATTATACGGTGGATTAACCACTACGTTGAGAATGGCCCCTATCATTAATCTAATTTCTGGCCCCATGTCTAGGCATTACGATTCACTCTATGGTCATGACTAGAAGAGTGAAACTGGTATTTATCCCTCAGACTAATGAATCTTGTTCATTCTGAGTTAGTCGTCGTTAGTGTCTTCTACTTCTTCGACATCATCATCATCTTCAGATTCCTCAGTATCATCTACATCAGAATCCTCAGTTGACTCAGTCTTGGATAGTTCATCCATATCAACAATTTCTTCTTCGATTTCAACAGTCTTTTCAATATCACTCATTGTCCTACTCCTTAGTTCTGAACAGCAGAATTACTGTTCTATAATCAGTTAAGCAGCTGTGACTTCAGTCCTCACAGGACGATACTTATGGTTCACCCTATTAACCTGGCGCCCCTGATAAACATCGTTCTCTACGAAAACATCTACTTCCCGTCCGGCTGCTGATGCGAGGTCGAAACGTGTATCAGCTTTCACTTCTACACCGAATGCCTGTAGAAACGGCACGGCAAAACCGATTGCCTTACTGTTGAAATTCCAATCTATCGGAATTCCTGCGAAAGTCTTGTCTCCAGTATCACCGTTGAACAAGATAGTTGCTTCAACAGGATAATTTGTGGATGGACCTTTCTCGGAAGCTTTCGCAGGGGCCTCTCCTACGTTTTCGATTTTGACCCTATACCATGCGGGGTCAACAATCTTTCCACGTAGTAAGTCGCGCTGGCCAAACTGAATCATCGCCATGTTTTTGTTCTCCTAGGGTTTTGGTGTGAATGATGTGACGTTGGTTGGTTGGGTGGATGGTTGGGATTGTGTCGGTTGGTCTGAGATTCGATAGATTGGCTGCATTTCTTTAGCTTTCTTAATAGCAGGTGCAATCCACTTCTCATACAACGGCTCACTGTTGAAGGTGATTAACCTTTCTAGTGGGAGAGAAGTTCTGGCATAATCATTCCCAGTATGGGAAGTATAACACCTAAATTCTCCCTCATCTGTTTCAGAGAATCCCGACTTAATATCAAAGTGATAGACTTCTGTCATGTAAGATGCTATCTTACCTGAGATTTTGTCTCCACCTGTGATGATTACGCGGGAATGATGGGTGAGTTTATTCTTATCATCGTCTTTTCGTTGACCAACGACATGAGCGATGATAATGACATTAACTTTGTGATGCTCATGAATATCTTTCAACATATCCATGAGTTCCTGGAATGCGCTGGCCTCAGCGTTATATTCCTCTAATCCTGATACTTGAATAGTTCCTATCTTCTTTCCAGTTCCTTCAGCAGCTTTATGACGAATAGTCTGTCTATTCATGTTGTCTCCGAGTGATGTTACGGAATCAACAATGATAGTTTGATATGGACAGGATAATTGAAATTGCTTAAGTTTGGCTTTCACTCCATCATAGTCACGATAGTCATCAAAATGAATCTTCTTTTTACCCCAGTATCCCCATCTCTTAGATGGAAGTTGTAGTGCCTGCATTTTCCTATCCGTTGACACCCAGTATTGGTCACCTGGATAGGATAATGCAGAAGTAGATTTGCGAGTACCCGGCTCACCTTTAAGCATGGTGAATAGGATACTAGGGTCTAGTGTTTCGAGTGATGCCATTTAATTATCCCGATGCTCCTTCATCCATTCTTGGCTCATATACTGAGTCATACGAGCCCTGATTTTGATACGAGTTAATCTAAGCTTTATTTCCTGCAATAAAATCCGCAAGCGCAGCAACCTGTTTGGCATTTTTCCTCACAATACAATTAGGACAATGTGGACGAGCCATTGGCTTATTGGATGAATGAGTCAACACCTTCTTGGTGATTAGCATCGGCTCGCTACACTTGTTACATTCACACATTTGACCTTCGACTAATGCAATAGGCACATAATGTGAACACAACGGCTTAACACACTTGTAGACGAGGTATTCCTTGTCCTTCTCTCTACTAAGATTGACCTTCTTATAACGGTGAATGTGATTCTGTGACTTCATTTGGCTGCTTTCCACATCATTAAGAGAAATGTAATCATCGTTATCATGAAAATGATGGTCACATTTCCCTTAATGACGATTAAATTTCTTTCGATTTTTTCATCCAGTGATGAGTCTTTATTTGTAATGAATGAAATGGCTGCTCTAATGTATTTAATCATTTTTCCTCACTATATGCTATAAATTGTGATTTTCATTTTTCGTGTTCCATAAGAAGATATGTTGTCAATAATTTGTAATGATGAATTTTAGTATCTTCATTAAATCCCATGTATTCATAGACATCTCCACCATATTTAATATATTTAGGTGGATAATGCCAATGAATTTCAAATTTTTTTCTTTCTTCATAATTATGAGATAAAATACCAGTCATGCTATACTCTCCTCACTCATCCTCATTTGTCGGATTCCATTCAGGTCCGACGGTAAATAGTTGCTTAATAGTTTCTTCTCTCATTCCTGGGTCAGCTTCACATACTTTCGTGAACGCACAGTTACCATACTTACCCTCGCAATGGGTATAATTACGAGGATAATGCCCACTCTCAGCATACATTAACAGGAGTTTAGCGTAATATGGTAGCATTTCAGATTGCCATTCGAGAAGTCTCTGAACTGAATAATTAATTGGAGTGCGCGTGAACTTCTCTTCCGGCTTTAAACTTGTTTGGAATCCCACCTTATCGATGATAACTTTCTGAACTCCCATGACAAGACACTGCCCACTGAACTGATTATTCAACGTTAGATTATCTCTACGTTGTTTCATGGTCTTATGGTCCATAGGTAGAATACCTTGATTCGTATCAACTACCTCATCTAGTTTAGCTTTCCATAAGACTCGAATCTCATCATCTTCGTATAAAGTCTTACCTTTAACGACTTCAACTTCTAATGGAACCCAATGGTCATTACGCCAAAACTGTTGATACTGGTCACAAGTATCTAGGACATATTGCCATCCGGTTCGGTATCCTTCTGATTCTCGTGGAGTATTCCTAACACCTGGAAATTCATTGGCTTTGTGACCACAAGAAGGTTTAGGCCATTCTGAAGTTGGGATAAAATCTGTGCAACCCTTGCAACCTCTGATATAAAGTTCTGCTGCTGTAAATCCGTATTGGACTGCTTGTTCTCGCTTGACTCCATTAATCACCGCCCTATTAAAGTATTCAAGGAATATGTGAACTATTGAACCACATTCGAGACTATTCGATTTCCCCTCGATACTGATTAGATTATGGTTAAATCGATAATCAGTCAGACAGGCACAGGCCATTAGTGTGGATAGAACTTGGCTATCCATGATGATATTCTTGCGCGTGGGGGTGATATCGACTATCTCACCGATATCACCAATAGTACTTTCATCCATTGGTCTCATGTATTATCCTCATGCCATTTCTTATGAGCTTCTGGATATTTCCTCTCTAACATATGGTCTAGAATTATCAGGCCACCCATTAGAGAATTCATTAGTTGAACTAATTTCTTCTCTTCGAATTCCTCGGCTAATTCGACTAATTTCTTTACGGCTGGAGTTATCATTGAATCCTCAATTTATATTCCTTATTTAAGCACTCAGCACAAATCTTTTTGCCGAATATTCGATATAATCTCCATCGTCTATTTTTGCATTTAAGACAAGTTTGAGGTCTTTTTGGCATTATTGAATCCTCATTGGAACTACTACAGGCCATCTCTCATCAGTCATTTGTAAGTTAAACCAACTGGGTGGTAATGGCTCTCCATTAAGCCCTACTAATAGTGGCTCAGACATTTTTCCATCTGAATAGTGTACGATATAGCCTGTTCCAAGCAACATACCAGTTTCCATATCATATACTATCATTTTATGCATTACACCTGACTCGGTACTCTTCACTTGCGTTTTTCTTTGAGGTATTCCTTGACATTATCATTATTCGGTTCCCAGTAAACTTCCTGTTTACCATGAACTTGCCAGTGATAACTAGTTCCCTTACCGAATGTCAGTAAATCACAGACTGGACACTTGTAACAAGTGAACAGAAATTCCTTACACCATTTCAATATTTCGATAGCCATGTTCGGCCACCTTTCATTCATAATTAGTTCTCATTATTCATTCGATAGATAGCGTAGTATCCAGCTTGGTCCAGTTCATCATTCATCTGTTTAATGTAGTTATCGACTATTCCACGCGCGTCTGTAGTTAGTTGTTCTAGTTCATCTCCATCCTTGGCATAGCCCCGCTTATGGACTACGATTTTAATTACGAGGAGTTTCATGATTCAATTTCTCCTTTTCAAGTAATTCATTTAGTATATCGTATAGTTCAGGGTCATTGTCTAGAATAGCTTCCATGAACTTTCTAAAGCATTCTTCATGGAATATAGAATCGTAACTTCCATTGGTGGAAAAGAAGAAAGTATAATGTGTATTATCCTCCACTTCTTCATAACACCATGCACATTCCATATTAATAAGCTACCATTTCCGCGAACTGTTCCTTAGTTCGCTTGTTAACAGTTGGTCTGCCCTTGAATTTCTCATTATGTTTCTTGACGATTAGTTGCGCGAGGGAACGCGCGAATTCACTCTCATTCCAAGTAGGTCTTTCTGTCTTGTTCATTACTACATGATATCTACCACGTTTATCTTCTACGATGAAATCTAACTGTTCATCGATAGTTCCTTCGGCTTCGGGTAATGTGATATTAATCTGATTAGATGTTTGCCCGATTCTCTTAAAACGGCCCGGCGCGGCTTGGTCCTCATTCTGTGGATTCCACTGTCTCTCATGCAGAATACAATCCGCGCATGTCTGCAAGTCTATCCCCTCACCACATGCTAGCGTGCTTGCTATCAATACGCATCGCTTCGTATTGTTGAATTCATCTTGTAAATTCGACCCCTCGATTGTGCCGGTTAAATCCGAACCATACTTGAATACTTTAATCTTCTGCTCTTTCATTTCCTGCGCGAGATGATACCAATCAGGATTAGTTTCCTTATTAGTATCGGTTAGTGCGCTCTGCATTAGTGTTCCGACATCCTTGTGATGAACGAATACAACTATCTTCTTTTCGGTATCTTCGATGAATTCCTCGATAAATCCGAGCGTGGCTGGTATCTTGGCTAATCCAGTGATATGGCGTAGCCTCGCCATTTTCGCGAGGAGTTCAATACTACCTAGTGAATCCTCATCACCACTGATAACATGCTCGTTATACCATTTGACGAAGTCCCCAACCGAATCATCGTATATGGACTGTTCCATCTCATCTAATTGAACAGGCATCTTCATACGATTGACTGATGGAAATTCTTCCATTACTTCGTCGTATTCACGGCGAATTATCATCGTCTCGGTATATTCGCGAAATTCCTTCGGCTTGCGAATTCCACCCATCTTCCAACTGTTACCATCGAAGAAATACTCAACCCATCTATCCACATATGCTTGTGGTGAATAGAATTTAATTGGGTCCATTAGATTCAATGCTGGATAGAATTCATTTCCTCGATTCTTCCATGGCGTCGCACTAAGGGGGAGAACTTTACAGTTAGGCGAATTCGATACGAGTTTTCTAACTTCTATTGTTCGGGTGGATGTATCATTCTTGATTTGCTGACACTCATCTAGGATTACTAACTTAATCCCAAGTTCGTAGAGCTTCTCACGCTGCTTATCGTTGAAACGTCGGAGTAGGTCGTATGGAATGATATATGTCTTGAGATTTGGAAACAGGAAATCCTTACTTGTCGAAATGATTTGAGCCCCGAAATCCGGCCCGAGCCACCTGACAATTTGTTTAAACCATTGAAACTTGATAGCCGATTTAGTAACTATCATCGCGGGGCAGTATTTAGCGTGATGATATTTCAGAACCGCGAGGGCCTGAACTGTTTTCCCTAAGCCCATATCATCAAATATTCCTGCGCCCTTATGTAACTCTAGGCCCGCTTCAGCGAATGTCGCACCAATTACTTGGAATTTGAATAACTTAAACTCTCCGCACAATTCACATTGGTTCTTATTCCATTTGTGAAAGCACGATTTGACTTCAGGTTTCCAGTCATTACTGACCATATTCTCATATGGAGTAGCCTTCGGCACGATTTTCTTAATGACATGAAAACACTCAAGCGTGATGACTTTAATTAAGTCACCATTCCTATCCGGCGCAACGAATGAGAATTTCTCTTTCGCTACGGTATTCTTACCAGATGCGAGACATACAGGACATAACTCCTGTAGTCTAGTTATTGCCATTATTTAGACTCCTCAGATTTAGCTTCTTTAATAGTTCGCCTCAATAGGTTAGCAGCTTCTTCGACTGTGCATCCTTTCTGAGCCACAATCATTTGAATAGTGAATGGACTTAGTCCTAATTCCTCAGCGTATTTCTTTAGTTCTTTCTGGTCAATTCCACGCGTTCGGGGTCCCTTTAATTTGATATCCTTAACAGCCTTACCGAGTGATAATTTCTTGGGCTGATAATTGATATCCTGTAATTGAAGCTTTTTACGTTCCTCTTCGCGCAGGTTGACTGTATTGAGGTAAATCTGAATTGCTTTGATGTTGTTACTTGAATTGACTACGGTTTCTTGCGCTTCGAACATTACTTTCTGATGATGCCTCAATCTGACTAGAAGTTCCTCAGCGATTGCATACGGCTTATTCGTGATTTCCGTGTTAGCATCAATCAATTGTTTTAATTCATTGATTGAAACTGTGGCTGCATTGAATAAATCTGACCTAACTTGAACTGCATTATCGATAGCCCGCGAGGCTTCAATCGCTGCTGATGTGAGGATATTACTTCGGGTAACTCTCTCCTGTTGTTTCTCAGGAGTATTGTTAGCAGCTTTGAGTGATTGTTCTTTATTCCAGCATGCATCACACATCAGCATATTCCCGTAGCGAATTTCAACCGGCCCCTTATTCGGGCAGCATTCGCATGTAGCTTCATTACTGTGTGCAGCAGATGGAAATTTACATTTAGAACAGCGGTCTGTACCATCAGCCGATGCTATATACGAGTGATTCATTATTCCCCAATTCTTCGAGCTGTTTTAGTCAGTACGATGACCATGAACATACATTCTGGATTCTTCGAACCAATTTCATTCGCGAATTCCAACGCTTTCGACTGATTGTCGAAATACCAATGTGATACGGCTAGGTTAATCTTTCCGTTCA